ATCCAAACAACGCAAGTGGAACAGCTGCTTCAGCTGCAACATTAAGAGGAACATATGCAGTTAAAATTGCAAGTTCTCCAACACCAGGAACATTTACTGCTGATGAAGAAATTAATCAAGCAACAACAGGTGCTGTTGGTAAAGTTGTTGAATGGGATTCTGTAAACGGTATTTTATATTACATTCAGACAAGGCATAATGACGCTGGGGCTGATAGTAATGGAAATGTAACTGCTTTTTCAGGTGCAAATGTAATTACTGGTCAAGGTTCAAGTGCCACTGGTACTCCAGACACTTCTACACAAACAGTTAACAACGTTTCATTTACTTCTGGATATGCTGCTCCAGAATTACAACACGACTCAGGTGAAATTTTATATGTAGAGAACAGAACCAAAATTACTAGAGCAACCGATCAAACTGAAAACATCAAACTCATTATTGAGTTTTAATAGGGGAAAATAGATAATGCCAAGTCCAACTGATTTTAATGTCAGTCCTTACTATGACGATTTTACAGAGTCGAAAAAGTTTCACAGAATACTTTTTAGACCTGCATTTGCTGTTCAAGCTAGAGAATTAACACAAGTTCAAACTCAACTACAAAATCAAATAGAAAGAGTATCAGATCACCTTTTTGACAAAGGTGCAATGATTATACCTGGTGAAATTGGGTATGATTTAAAATATTATGCTGTAAAACTTACTTCTAAATCAGCTTCAAGTTTATCTACATACGTTGGTACAAAATTAACTGGCGGAACTTCAGGCGTAACTGCAAAAGTTATAAACGCTGTCGCAACTGACGGTACTGATCCAGATACATTATTTGTAAAATATTTTAACACAAACAGTACTGACAATACAACAATAGCCTTTTCAGATGGTGAAACTTTAACATCGGACGGTTCAGGTAATCCAACTGTTGTTGTTGATACAACTGCTACAGGTTCAGCTGCACAAATACAAGAAGGTGTTTATTATATTAATGGTTTTCACGTTCAAGTGTCAGCACAAACTTTAATCTTAGACAAATATTCAAACACACCTAGTTATAGAGTTGGTTTAACAGTTACAGAATCTTTTGTAACTCCAGGAGATGATTCAAGTTTAAATGACAATGCACAAGGTGTTTCAAATACAAACGCTCCAGGTGCTCACAGATTTAAAATTCTTCTTACATTAGCTAAAAAAGGATTATCAAGTACCGAAGATACAAACTTTTATGAATTGTTAAGACTATCAAGTGGTACGTTGCAAAATCAAGTTAGATCAACTGAATATGCTGTTTTAGAAGATACATTAGCAAGAAGAACATATGACGAGTCTGGTGACTATGTTGTTAGACCTTTTGATATTGATGTTAGAGAACATTTAGCATCAGGTAATAATAGAGGTATCTATACATCAGCAAACGGTGGTGATACTACTAAACTTGCTGTAGGATTTTCTCCAGGAAAAGCATATGTAAAAGGTTATGAAATAGATACTATAGCTACTACTTACATTGATGTAGATAAGGCTAGAGATTTCGATACACAAAATAATTTTAGTACAAGATTTGATATTGGTAACTATGTTAACGTAACAAACGTTTATGGTACACCAGATATTGCTTCTGCGTCAGGTATTGAACCATTTAAAGGATTAACTCTCCATAACGTGGCTACAAGTTCACGTGGTACTGTAAATACAGGAACAGAATCTTCCGTAACACAAATAGGAAGAGCAAAAAGTAGAGGTTTTGAATATTCATCTGGTACTGCTTCGGCAAATATTTTTTCAAGTTCAAGTTTAACAAGTGCAATTTACAAACATTATCTTTTTGATATTGTTTTGTTTACTCATTTAAATATTAGAACAGCTCAATCATTTAATGATGGAGAAATTGTAACAGGTGGCACATCAGGTGCAACAGGTGTTGTACAAACACACTCTACAACTGAAAGTGCTACAATTACAGGTATTACTCAAGCTGATCCTGCTGTAGTTACAGCAAACAACAATTTTAAAGAAGGTCAACAAGTTACAATTTCAAGTGTATCTGGTATGACTGAAGTTAATGGTAATGTTTATACGGTTAGAAATCCATCAGGTACAACATTTGAATTATATGGCACAGACGGAACAACATCTATAGATTCATCAGCGTTCACTGCTTATAGTTCAGGTGGAACAGCTGCACATGGAGTTGTTGTAATTTCAAATGTACAAGGTGACTTTGTTGCTGGAGAAACTATTACAGGCGGCACATCAAGTAACACAGCAGTTATTCAATCAGACGCTGTTGGTTTAAAAGGTGTTACATCATTTGATTTACCATCGGTTAAACAAATTGCAATGGCTGGTAGTCCAACATTTACTGCTGATACAGCATTAGATGCTACAAATGGAGATAACTTTGTTTTAACTGGATCAATTGACGTTGGTTCAGGTTCTGCTGATGTACAAGGTATTAATACAAGATTTACTGAAGAATTAAAAGTTGGTGACTCAATATCATATACAAATGATAGTGGAAATACAGAAACAAAAATAGTAGAAGCTATTATTTCAAATTCAAGTTTGACATTATCAAGTGTAACTGCAGCTGCTTCTACAAAAACAATTGTAACAAGAAGACGTGCAAAATCACAATCACCTGAAAAAAATGTTTCTATATTTAAACTACCTTACACTAATATAAAAACATTAAAAACAACTGCTAACAGTAATGCTTCAGATACAACATATACTTTTAGAAAACACGAAATTAAATCTTTAACTGGAGATGGTATTGGAACATTTAATGCAGGTGTAGATGAAACGTTTGCTGATTTATCAGAAAGTGATTTTTCAATTTCAATAACATCATTAGGTTCTGGTGGTTCAGGTGCCGTTGGAGATGTTTTAAGTTTAACAGGAAACAACCACGAAGGTACTTCAATTTTTACCTTAAATGTTGCAAAAACACAATTAACAATTGACTTTGGTGCTAATTATGCTTCACACGATATAAAGGCTTTACTAACTATAAACAAATCAGTAGGTACATCAAAAACAAAATCTTTAACAACAGGTTCACAGGTTGCAATAACAGATCAAACTACAATTGAAAGTGGTACAATAGGTCTTGCAAAAGCAGACGTTTATCAAATAAATGCAGTTTATATGGCTGCTGATTTTTCAACAGCTGCAACTACAAGTGATACAAATATTACAAGTAGATTTGATTTAGACAATGGTCAAAGAGATAATTTTTATGACATTGGTAGAATAAAATTAAAAGATGGTGAAGTAACACCAACAGGCCGACTATTAATTGATTTTGATTATTTTACTCATAGTTCAGGTGATTACTTTGATGTTGATTCATATTCAGCAATTAATTATGAGGATATACCAGCATATACTTCATCTACAACAGGTGTGAGATATGAGTTAAGAGATAGTTTAGATTTTAGACCAAGAGTTGATGACGCTTCTACAATTAATTCAGGAGTACAAGACAGATCGTTTGATGGCACAGGTGCCTCAACAGTACAACCTATTAAATTTAATTCTGATATAAGATCAGATTTTGAATATTATTTAGGAAGAGTAGATAAAATATTTTTAGACAAAGATGGTAATTTTAAAGTTGTAAAAGGTGCTAGTTCAATAGCACCAAGAGTTCCAGGTACTTTAGATAATGCTATGCACCTATACACATTATTTTTACCAGCATACACATTAGATACTTCCGATGTAGGTATTGAACACGTTGATAATAAACGATACACAATGAGAGATATTGGTCGTATTGAAAGTAGAATTGACACAGTTGAATACTATACTCAATTATCTCTTTTAGAAACAGCTGCACAAAATTTACAAATACAAGACGCAAATGGTTTTGATAGATTTAAAAATGGATTTGTCGTAGATAATTTTACAGGTCATAATATAGGCGATGTTGGAAATAAAGATTATAAAGTTTCAATAGATTATGCAAAAGGTGAATTGCGTCCTACATTCCACGAAGATGCTGTCAAATTAATTGAAAGAGATGATGATGGTACAGAAATTGTTAATAGTGATAGAACAACTGCAAACTATCAAAAAACAGGTGATCTTATTACCTTACCTTACACAGAAGCTACTTTAATTGATCAACCATATGCAAGTAAAGCTATTAATGTAAACCCATTTGGAGTATTTACTTGGATAGGGTCAATAGAATTAACACCTCCAGGTGATGAATGGAAAGAAACAGAAAGAGCTCCAGAATTAGTTATCAACAACCCTAATGGTAGTTGGGATAACTTAACAAAACAATCTGGTAATAGTGGTCAGTTATCTGAATTTCCTATGAGTACAGTTTGGAATTCTTGGCAAGATACTTGGACAGGAAGACCTATAGAAACAGAAAGACGTGATATTGGAACTTATGAGGTAAGAGGTGGCCATGGTTGGAGAGTTATTGCTAGACAAGAAGTCACTACTGCACAACAAGTTTCACAAACAAGAACAGGTATTAGAGCTGTTGCTGTACCAGAAACAATTAGAACATCTATTGGTGATAGAGTTGTTTCAGTTGCCTTTGTTCCGTTTATAAGAAGTAGAACAATTACATTTAATGCAACAAGATTAAAACCAAATACAAGAGTATATCCATTCTTTGATAATATTAATATTGCCTCATACGTAACACCTGACGGTGGTTCTTTAGGAGGTAATTTAGTTACAGACGCTAATGGTTCAGTAACAGGTACTTTTGCAATACCTGATCCAAAAGTTGACGCAAATCCTAGATGGAGAACAGGTCAACGACTATTCAGATTAACAAGTTCTTCTTCAAACAGTTTAACAAATGCAAATGTAGAAACAGCGGCAAACGTTGAGTATGTTGCAAGAGGATTATTAGAAACTGTAAGGGAAACTATTTTATCGAGTAGAGAGGCTCGTGTTGAAATGAGAAGTGTTACTGAAACACAATCTATCACAAGAACATCTACAAGAACGGAAGAAAGACAAGTTGGTTACCACGATCCTTTAGCACAAACATTCTTAATTGATGATGAAGGTGGTGTATTCTTAACTTCAATTGACATATTCTTTAGTACAAAAGATAGTGCTATACCAGTTACAGTACAAATTAGAGATGTTGTTAACGGTTATCCAGGACAAAAAATATTACCATTCTCAGAAGTTACTTTAAATCCTGGTTCAGTAAATACAAGTACAGATGGTACAGTCGCAACTAAATTTACATTCCCAAGTCCAGTTTATATACAAAACAATATAGAATACTGTTTTGTTGTAATGGCTAACTCACAAGATTACAATGCTTATGTAGCAAGAATAGGCGAAACATCATTAGACTCAAATAGAACCATATCTGCTCAACCTTATGCTGGTGTATTATTTAAATCTCAAAACGGTATGACTTGGTCTGCTGAACAAAATGAAGATATGAAGTTTAAACTAAGAAGAGCAGAATTTAGTCAAGTTACAGGTACAGTTACTTTAACAAATGATACTTTATCTACAAGAACACTTAAAAATAATCCTTTAAGAACAACAAATGGCTCGTCAGTTATTAGAGTATTCCATCCAAATCACGGTATGCACGGAACTGATAACAATGTTACAATTGCTGGTATACCAAGCGGAACTTATAATGGTATTGATACTACTACAGATCCAATTAACGGAACATATACAAGTATTTCAAATATTACTTTAGATAGTTACGATATTACACTCGCTTCTGGAACTGCTAGTGCTACAGGCGACATTGGAGGTGCTACAGTTACAGCAACTCAAAATAGAATTTTTGATGTATTAAACTTAGGTGGTATTCAAACTATGATTGTTCCAGGAACAAATATAGACTATTATGTAAGAACATCTACTGGTAAATCAGTACACGGTTCAGAAACACAATTTACTTTAACTTCAGCTGCAAACAAACTTGCTGTAGTAAATAACGATAACTTATTCTTTACTACACCTCAGATGGTTGCAAGTGAAATAAATGAATCTGGAGATACTGTATTAGGAGTTGCCGCTCAAGGTTCTGGTAAATCTTTCTACACAATCTTAGAATTAACAACAACAAACACTAAAATATCTCCAGTATTAGATACACAAAGAATGAGTGTGTTTACAATTGCAAACAGATTAAATAGTCCTACTTCATCTAATACACCTGACTATTTGGATGACACTAATAATTTAGGTACATCATCAGCTGCTGTTTATTGTACTAAACCAATTATTTTAGAAAACAATTCTAAGGCATTGGATATAAGATTAACTGCAAATATCAGAGCAACATCTGAAGTAGAAATGTATTATAGAGTTTCAGGACCAGATGAAGAAAGACAATTGGATGATATAAGTTGGACACCATTTAACACAGACGGCAGTTCAGATAATTCAATTACACCTGCTGAAGACGATAGTACATTTAAAGAATACAAATTTACTGCTAATGATATACACGACTTTACATCATTCCAATTAAAAATAGTAATGAAAGGAACCAATTCATCATATCCACCAGTATTACGAGATATGAGAGGTATTGCATTGGCTATTTAATATGACAAAATTACAAGTTGAAGGATTTGCAAGTTTAGTTAGAGATACAAGTTCTAACGCTATTGTAAATGTAAATAAAACTGATTATCAAATTTATATGAGTCGTTATAAAAGTAGAGAAAAACAAAATGATGTTTTAAGAGATACAGTAAAAGAGATAAATAATTTAAAAAGTGAATTATTTGAAATTAAAAAACTATTAAAAGAGGTAATTAAAAAATAATGGCTGCAAGAACAATATCAGCAACACAAACACTCGAAGAATTTAGAACCGAGTTTAATGCTTTATCTGAAACAGATTTTGGAGATATAGCAACACTTGATTCTGGTATTAGTGCAACATCA